CGATCTGCTTGAGCGTCGGGGCCAGGGCCGCGCCGACCATGAACACGACCTGCTTGAGCGACCGCCACAGGCTGGACAGGGCGTCGCCGAACTCCTCGGCCGCCTGCGCGTCCTCGGTGCTCATGGTCAGGCCCAGGCCGTTCGCCTCGCGCCGCAGCTCCCGGATGCCTTGCGCCCCCGTCGATAGCAGCGGCAGCAGGCTGGCCCCCGAGCGGCCGAAAATCTCCATCGCAATCGCCGCGCGGTTGGCCGGGTTCTGGATGCGCGACAGGCGGTCGGCGATCAGCTCGAACTGCTGGTCGGGCGACAGGCCAGTCAGGTCGTCGATGGTCAGGCCGAGGCGTGCGAGATCCCGCCGCGCCGAGGCCGAGCCGCGCGCCGCCTCGATGATGTTGCGGCTCATCGTGCGGAGGCCCTTCTCCAGGTCCTCGGCCCCGGAGCCCGACTGCTCGGCGGCATAACGCAGCTCGGACAGCGCCTCGACCGCCACGCCGGTCCGCTGGGACATGTCGAGCATGTCGCTGCCCATGTCCGCAAACAGCTTGGCCGCCCCCAGGAACGGCAGGGCGAGGGTGACGCCCAGGCCCGCGATCCGGGCGCCCAGCGCCGTGATGCTCGCACCGAACGCCGTCAGCCGGGCGGCCGCCGCGTTGAGCCCCTTGACGAGCCGGCTGTCCTTGACGAACAGCTCGACGTAGGCGGCACCGGCACGAATCCCCGAAGCGGCGGCCATCCTCACCTCCGGTCCACGAACACCTGCTTGAGCACCTCAATCGGCGCCTTGCGCACCGGCAGCTCCCGCCGGCGGTGGTAGGGGTTGAAGTCCGCGGGCTTGTAGGGCGCTGGTTTTTTCCGGTGGTCGCGGTGGACGTTGGCAATCAGCGCCAACAGGGCGGAAGTGTGCGCCCAGCGCTCGCGGCTCTTGGCCTCGGCCATCAGGCAGAGTTCCCGGAGGGTGAAGGGGCCGGGGTCGATGCCGAGGACTCCGGCGCAATGCCAAAGGAGCGTAACAACCTGTTCGCTTCGCGGTCGGCGTCGAAGCCCTCCAGGACCTTCTCGGCCCGGCCCAGCAGCCGGTCCCGGACCTTCCGGCTCTCGGCCACGATCTTCCGCAGGCTGCTCCGCGCCCTCGCTTCGGGGAAAAAATCGATCAGCTCCTCCAGGAAGGCGTCGGTCGCCAGGGTGATGGCGTCGCCCGCCAGTGCCCGGCCGAAGTCCTCGTCGCTGACCTTCTTCGCGTCCGCCTCGTCCTTGCACAGGCAGTACAGCACGTCCGCAAGCATCACGGGGTCGCCGACGAGTGCGCCCAGCGGCTTGAAGCCGTCGTCCACCAGCTTGTACAGATCGACGTTGAGCAGTCCCCGGACGCGCTTGATCGCCGCGACGTTGATGGCGATGGTCCAGGTCCGCCCCGCGTTGTCGGTGAAGGTCCGCATCGGTTGCTCCCGGCGTTTCACTTGGCCACACGGATCGGGATCGGGACCGGCTTCCAGGCCTCGTCGTCATCCGTTCCCTTGGGCCGGGTCCGCTGGGCGACTTCCGCCGAGCAACCCCACATCGACACCCTGCGGCCCATCCCGCTGGTGCAGCAGACGACCGAAACGAGTTCGTTCGTGTCGCTGCGGAAGATGCCGCCGCCGGAATCGCCCGAGGACACGCTCAGGCTCATCCGCAGCTGGCCCTGGCCGTTCTCGCCCTCGACGACCGTGCCGTCTTCGCGGTTGCCCGGCCGGTCCACGCCGTAGCCCATGTGCCAGATCGGCGTTCCCGGCTCGGGGTTCTTGGCGGCGATGAGGGCGTAGGGCAGGTCCGCGACCTCCTCCTCGGTCACGCACCAGGCCACGTCGGGCGTCCGGTGGTGGGCGACCACGCGCAGGCCCAGCGTCCGACCGTCCTTGAGGGTGAGCGTGCCGCGCTGTCCCACGCCCGAAACGCAGTGGGCGGCGGTCAACACGTCCCAGCGGCCGTCGGGCCGGCGCGGGCCGATCACCGTGGCGGTGCAGCCGGCGTTGCCGAAGCGGATGCGGCCCAGGGCGCCCGCCGGGTCGAGCTTGCCGCCGCCCGGCGGCTCGGGGTCGGGCTTCGGCGGCGCCGGCGGGGCGGGAGGCACCGGCTGGCAGTGCTCGATCTCCACCGTGACGCGCGCCTCGTCCACCTGCAGGCCGTCGCCCACGGCCCGAATGACGAGCAGCTCGACCTCATAAGTGCCGGGGTGGGCGGCGAACTCCAGGACGCCGCGCGGCGCGGTCGCGCGCTCGACGCCCTTCGACGGGTGGACCCGCCACAGGAGGGCCGCCTTGGCGTCCACGCCCTCGGCGCGGAGGCGCACCAGGGAGTGGGGCTTGTACTTCGTCTCGCCCGCGATGCGGAGCGTGTCCGCCCGCGCCGCGGCGGGGGCGCAAGCCAGAACCAGGGAAACCAAGAGCAGCGAACGCATGGTGCCTCCTGAAAGGTGGATCACGGCACGACGAGCCACAGGGGCGGGTTGGCCGCGAAGGTCGGCTTGATGGTGACGCTCACCGTGACCGCCTCCTCCAGGGGCTCGTTGCGGCTGAAGGTGGTGACCATGCACGTGGCCCGCAGGCCCTGCGAGCCGGGCGTGGCGATGTCGCCGTCCATCACGGCGAACTCCACCGCGCCACGGTTGAGGAAGGCGTCGCGGATGCTGGCGAAGTCGTCGTCCGCCGTGTCCCAGACCATCTCGAACTCGACGGAAGCGTCCTTGAGCGTGGCGACCGTGGCCCGCCAGCCGCCCGTGCCGCGGGTCGAGACGTCTGCCTCGCCGGCCTCCAGGTTCAGGGTCACGTCCTTGACGTTCTGGACGTGGTTCCACACGGGGGCCGCGAACGTGCCCGTGTTCCGGTACAGCCGGGCGTCGAGGCCGAGTCGGACTGGCATGGTGCCTCCCCTCCGTTAGCGGACCGAGCCGCGCCACAACGCGGGCAACTTCTTCTGTTCCTCGGCGAAGGCCGGGCGCATGAACGGCCGGGGACGGTAGCGCACGCGCCGCGCCTTTCCCCCTTCCTCCAGTACCGCGTCGCCGCCGTGCTCCAAGAGCCGCGGCGCCTGCGACCCTTCCTTCGTCAGCGTCGGGCCGATGACGACGCTCTTCCGCTGCGGGTCGTAGGCGAACAGGATGAACTTCCGCAAGAGGCCCACGTGCGAGTAAGGCGGCTGCCCCGGCGGGCTGGTCCCCTTGCGCTTGCGGATGGAGGTCCTGGCCCGCTGCCGCACGAACGCGCCGAACTTGGACAGCACCCGCCGGGTGCCGGCGTCCACCGAGCGTTTGACCTTCTCGCGGTCGAAGAAGCTGCCTTTGGCGGCCTGGAACGTCATGCCGATCACGGCTCACCTCCAGACCCGGAAGGTCAGCGTGAGGACGCTGGTGAACTGCCGCAGCTCGTCCAGGTGCTCTAGCGCGTAGACCGGCTCGTTTTTCACCTCGGTGCAGCGGGCGGCGGGAAAGCCGGCCAGCGGCTGCGTGCGGAAGTGGTCGGCGATCTCCTCGACCAGCGTCATCAAGGCGTCGAGCGCCGCCTGACTCATGTCGGTCTTCTTCTGCACCGCCACGTCGATCAGGTAATCGAAGCTGTCGCGGCGGCGGTCGAGCGACTTCGAGGCGAGCGACCGGGGCACGACACTGACCTTCAGCTCGGTCATCTCCGACAGCTCGAACCGAGGCTGGTAGTGCCGCTCGGCGATCAGCGGCTGGCTGAACGGCGTCGCGTTCAGCTGGGAAACCACCGCGTCGGCGAGGGCGAGGATCGTGGCCGGCATTCGTCACTCCTGGGGCACGAGTGCGCGCACGATCCGCAGGATGAGGTCGTCCACCGGCGACTTGGTGGACCGAACGGCTTCGGTCAGCGCCTCGCTGTGGACGATGGCGCGGAGGATCGGGAGGACCTCGCGGAATCGCCCCTGTTCCTGGCTGAACAAGCCGAGCAGCTGTCGCAACAGTTCGAGCATCACTCAACTCCTACCTGTTTGGTGTGAACCCGCAGCACCTTGCGGAACACGTCCGACCACCGCCAGGGCGGCTCCTTGCCCGGGGCCATGACCTCGTAGATGAAGGTCCTGGCCCCCTGCATCTCGCGGATCACGTCACCCCGCTCGGGTAGCGTCGGTGATCCCCCGAGCACGAGGTCCGCCGCGTGGATCAGGAAGTCACGGTCAGTCCACTCCATCCGCACGCCGCCGTAGCCGTCGTCGAGCTTGAGCAGCGTCCGCCCGACCGTAGCTTGCACCGTGACCTGCTGCGCGCCGCGGCGGTAGACGACCGGCCGCGAGGCGTGGGTCTTGAGCTGGTCGGCCAGCCAGTCGGAGCCGGTTTGCAGCAGGTCGGGCATGGCGTCCTCACTGACTGAGCTTCGCGCGGACGGTCGCGTCGTTGTCGCCGGCGGCCCGCACCGACTTGCCGAGCAGCTTGTTGCCCGCGGCCGCCGTGGTCGCCTGGTTGGCGGCGTCGTTCCAGTACACGACCGCCCCGACGGCGACGGCCGTGCCGGCCCCGGTCGCCTTGGCGAAGTCGAAGACCCCCTCGACCGCCAGCGCTCCGAGCTGGTTCGCCTTGATGGGGGCTTTGGCCACCCCCACCAGGTCGCCCTGCACGACCACGTCGCCGGCGGCCACGTCCGCCGCGGGCGTGTAGTCGATGGAGCACCCCTCGTGAACGAAAACCGCTTGTGCCATCGGTCGGTCTCCCTTGGGTTACGCCTCGCCCCTTGGCCTTCACGCCGCCGCGGTGGTCCTGCAGCGCCACGCCGAAGTCGTGGTAGCCGCGCATCTGCACGCCCAGGACGTGGAAGTCCGCCTCGGCCGTCTCGATGGTCGGCGCTTCCTGCCCGTTGAGGAACGCCACCTCGATCACCGGCAGGTCGGTCGGCTCGGCCAGCAGATACCACGCCTTCGTCGAGGAACCGGCGTACTTGCTGTTGCCGAGATAGCGGCTGACCTCGACCCGGAACTTCCCCTGGTGCGGGTTGGTCACCGGGAACTTCTGGTTCGCGGTCGTATCCCGCAGCTCCAGCGCCTTGAACAGCTGCGAGCCGATGGCGGCCAGGGCCGTGGGCACCAGCAGGACCGACGGCATGATCCCGATCGGCTTGCCGTCGCTGTCCACCTGGTCCATGAAGGCGACCTCGGCCGCCGTCAGCCCGTCGATCCCCAGCGCCGTCGTTGCCCCGCTGATGAAGTTGCCGCGGGCCGCCGTGAAGAACGCGGCGTTGTTCAGGAACGTGGTCCAGAAGACGTCGTTGATCTTCAGGCCGGAGCCGCGGCCGAGCTTGCGCGGCACGGTGGTGATCGCGCCCAGGTCGTCGTTGATGATGTCGCGGCGGTCGATGGACAGCACCAGGCCGTAGGTGTCGGCCCGGTTCTCGTACTTCTCTTCGCCGAGCGTGCCGTGCTTCAGCTCGCCGCCCGGGGCGACCTGCTCGTACTGGTCCTTGCCCACCAGGCGGTAGCTGGTGACGGTCTTGAAGTCGCTGACGTTGCGGACGGCGCTGATGTTCCGCCAGGTGCGCTCGACCGAGAAGAAGCCCTCCAGGAGGAACTTGTTGGCGACGTTGGACAGGATGCCGCCGATGTCGATGGTCGAGAACGACGCCTCGATGCCGCGGCCGAAGGCGAAACGCAAGACCGTGCGGTAATCGCGGAAGTTCCGCCCCGTGTAGCCGTTGGCCCAGGCAGCCTCCAGCAGCAGCTCCTGCAGGCCGATGCCGCCCCGGAAGCGCTTGGCCGCCAACTCGAGCGTTTGCGGCTCATACAGCTCCTCGACCCGGCCGAGCTTGGCGGTCAGGAAGCAAGCGGCTTCGAGGACCGTGCCGGTGACCGTGGCGTCCGGGACATGTACGGCCGGGGTGCGCGGCCGAGTGGCCCGCAGCACTTCCAGCTCGGTGCGCGTCGCGTCCCAGCCGTCGCGGATGGCCTGGGCCTCGATCTGCGGATGGCGGCCGTTGCAGACCCGGCGGATCGCCGCGATGCGGTTGATCTCGGCCAACGCCTGGGCGCGGATGGT